GTAGTTGTAGATTGTTTTACTCTGTCTTTTACAACAAAAGCCATTAAAGTAAACCTTTATTAAGCGATACGAATAATTGCCGTAGTAGGACCAGGTGTTGGGAATTGAACTGTAAATGTACCGTTAGTAGAAGTTTTAGTTCCACCAAAATCAATTACTGCAATAGCTTTGTCTGAAGCTGTTTCATTGTAGATAAGACAACCGTCTGCAGAAATTGTAGCAGAGGTCCACTCAGCATCATCGCCAAAGTCTACATAAGCAGTACCACTTGCATCTAAAGTAACACTAACTGTTGTTAAAGTTTCAGCATCTGGAGTATAGCCAGTACCAGAAGCCTCATCAGAGTTACCTGTTACATCTGAATAATTAGTTGTTGCAGCACCGTACGTACCTGATGGAGAAGCCTTAATAAGTGCAATTTTAATAACGTCACTAGTAAAGTCATGAAGACCTTGAAGTAGTTCTGACTTAAAACTGTTACACATTGCTGTTGTAATAGCCATTTTAATATCCTTTATGATAAATACAATGGGGCCAGCACTAGGCCAGCCCCAAAGTTTTTTATGCTAGGTAGTCACGAGATACCTCGTCAGCACCTTTTGTTGCTTCGTTAACATCAACAACGATTGCCCATACACGAGCTGTCACTGTTGCTGCTGGAGAAGCAGTAGCTGTACCTGTTACATCAATTGTGTCTTCTGATGCAACGATACCCTGTGTTTGAGTACCGAATGCGAAGTCACCTGCAGAACCACTGTCTACAGCTGTAGCAGCCATAAATGTAGTTGTTCCATCAGTGATTGTAACATCGTAATCTGCTGAGTCCATTGCATCAATCAACTCAACACCAGCTGCTAGAACAAGAGTACCTGCTCCAACAGTTGGACCTGTTACTGTACCAGTTGTAGTTGGAAGTTCAACTTCCTTCTCAACCATTACTGCTTTTGAAAGCAAAGAAGTAGATTTAGCCATAAGTTAATCCTCCTCTTATGCCAAGTTGTATTTAGCAGTTGTGATTGCTTCTGGACGAAGAATCTTTCTGCCGTATAGGTGCATACCACGAACGATGTCAGCAAAGCTGTCAGGGTCACGATATGTTTCAGTCTTGCTGATCTGCTCTGCAGTTGCTACTGCTGAGTCATGACCACCAACGATTACACCAAAGTTGCTTGACTGTGCAGTTGCATCTACAGTATCTGAACCTGTACCAATTGATGGTAGGTTAGAAGATTGATAGATACGGAAGCCATGCAAGTTGTTGATGACTAGACCGTTGCGTAGACCACCTGATTCACCGAAGTCTGCGTTTAGAAGACGTGAATCTTCGTCACGTAGAATTTCCATGAATACTGGATCAACTACAAGCCACCGTCCATTCTTGTCAACTTGTTGTTGATCAAGTAGACGAGCCATACGAGCTACGATCATGTTAGGTGATACGTAACCAGTTGGTAGGTCTGTTGCACCTGGTAGACGAGCACCAACAGGGATAGAATCGCCTGTTGAACCTGCTGTAGTTAAGTTACCGAAGTTAGGACGAGATAGTTTCATTGTAGAAAGCAATTCGTCAGAACCTGCAGTTGAAACAGCTTTAGTACCGTTTACAGTTGTGTTAACTGTATCGGCAGCACCATGTAGTGCAGACTGTTTATAACCTGATAGGTAACCTAGAACCTCTTGGTCATGTTGATCAGCCAAGCGATAAGCCGCACGGTTGGTCGCAAGATCCATGAAGTTTACGTGTGAGTGAGCTTCTTCGATATCGTCGATCTTGAAGGCATAATAGTTTGCCTTATCAACGACTAGAGAAAAGTCCTCATCGTCCAAGTCCTGTGCTGTGATCTGTGTGCCACGAGCATAAGAGCTGACCGAAATTTCAGGTTCCTTGATAATACGCACTGTATCACCTTGGGCACTGATTTCTCCGAAATAATCAGAGTTTGTGATATCTCCTACTACGGTAGACTTGCGAAATGCAAGCTGTACCTTTTTGGAGTAGATTACGGAACTAAAATTACCATTAGGTAAGTTTCCGTGACCTGCTGCGGTTGCAAAAGCCATTGTAAAATCCTCCTGATATTTGGCTTAACTAAGCTAAACACCTTAGAGAGGCTGAACGTTTTCTAGGGTGCAGAAAACAACCACTTGCGCTAGTGGATGTACACTGGGCCTATACTTGAACAGGTAGTTCTTCTATAGTTTAGACTTTTTATGAAAATAAGGTTAAGACAAAAGGTAGTCATAAGAGGCTTTTGTCTTTACACTCATAGTTATACTGTTGATTATTGGTTTGTCAACAGATTATCTAGCATTGCCAGATACATCGTAAACAAATTTACCCGAACGGATAGCTTTGTTAATTTCCTCAGATTTAGCTTCAAATTCTTTATCTGACATTTTTGCTACATCTGATTCACGAATAGTGTCTCCAGACTCATCTACGTCTACAGACGTTTTACTACGTCTTGTAACTGTTGAGGCTGCATCTTTGGCCTTAGCTTTTCTTGCAGTTTTAGTAAGGCCTTTATCTACTTTGTACAAATCAATAACACGTATTACTGAGGCAGGATCATCTGCATTTTCGTATAGTGCATCTTGTACCCATTTAGGCTGTTCCTCAGCCCAATTGTGAAATTCATCAGAAGCACGTAGATCATCAAAATCATCGTGTGCTTTACGAATAGCATTTTCTGCTTTGACTCGTTCTGCTTCTGATTGTGCCTTGTCTAGCTCTTGTAGTCTAGCATCTGCTTTACTAAACATCTCTTGAGCTTTTTTAGCAGCAATAGTTTCTACAATACCTGCTACGTCTGGATATTCTTTTGCCCACTGTTCAATGTCTTCGTCAGATTTAGGCGGGACAATAGACTCCTTCTTCATGCGTTTTTCAAAGGCTTCGAACTTCTCGTTCCACTCCTTTTCCTTTTCTTGCATGTGGCGTCTTAGATCTCCGTAACGTTTTTTGAAGCTTTTTTCTTCTGGAGATAACGTTGCTTCTTCAACTTCTGAATTGGCCTCTTGCGTTTCGGGGGCTTCTTCTTCTTTGGGTCCATCTTCTTCGGTAGATTCTCCTCGTTGAGCAGCTTCAAGTCGTTTAATCTCCTCTTCTTCATCTTCCATACGTTTACGTTTTTTCTCGTAGTTATAACCTCTATCAACAAATCCTGCTGTTTTTGGTGTTTCTACTTCTGCTAGTTCAGGCATTATATTCTCCTTATGTTGGGGCCAGCCGTAGCTGGGTAGCCTTATTTCTTACCTGCGAGTCCAGACTTTTTAGGTCTGCCTCTTTTCTTTTTTGGCTTAGGGGCTGTCATCAAACCACCTTCAGCTTTTTTATTCATGATATCTTGGAATCCGCCACCAACAGATGCATACTGTTCCTGTTTCTCTTCTTCGGATTTAGAAGCAAAAGCATCTGCTTCTGCTCTAATTCGAGAATGCATATCTAATATTTCTTGATGACTTGGGCCATCGTTATCTTCACCACCTGTGTTTTGGGTAGGAACAACTTGTTGAGACATAACTGTTTGTTCTTTAGCAATTTCTGCTTTAGATTCTGCAGTATCTCCAGAAAGTCCTGGACTTGTCATAGTAGCACTGTCAGTACCTGCACCCCTCATAGCATTTTGCATTGCAATAGTAGTACCTACTACTTCCATACCTTGTTTAGCTAATTTGTCACCAGTCATAAATCCTAGCTTATCAAAAGCAGAGATAATTGCTGGACTACTTTTAATTGCTTTTTCTGCTTCAGCATCGAGTTTATCAGCAAATTCTGTATTTCCTGCTGCCCTTTGAATTTCTGCCATAGCACGAACTTCAGCAATATCTCTAGCCTGACTTATTGCAGCTGCACCTCCAAAAAGTAATCCTCCAACTTCACTACCAAGTTTTTGTCCAGTAGAAAGACCTAATTTTTCATCAGCCCAAGCCTGTACCTTTGCCTCATCAGTATAGTCGATACCTTCTAAGAAACCTACATCAGATCCTGATGATACTGGATCTTCTTCACCACCGCCGCCATCATCACTGTTCATTTGTTGTTGATAAGCAAGCCATTCTGCTTCTGTTAAAGGATAAGCAGCTAATAAATCTTCTTGTCCTGGTGCTGGCACAGCATTTTCTGGAGTAGTTCCTACATAACGTATTTGAACTGATTCACCTGATTGATTGTAGTGTGTTCTCATATAGGTGATAGACTCTGCAGCTGCTCCTGTTTCTCCAGTTTCTGCAGCTTCTGCTGCCTGAGCAATATTAGTTGCTTGAGAGGATGTACCTGTAAACATTGGAGTATTCCAACGTGCTGTTGCAGGAGACCAATTTGATCTGTACTTCTGTGCCAGATTACCATCATCAAAACCTTGAACCATAACTCCTTGATTAGCCATCATAGGTTGCTGCATATTACGAGAAACGTCTTGTTGTGTCATTGGAGTTCCACCAATTCTACCATTTTGCTCCATGTTCTGCAAGCCCTGTTTTGCTTGACCACGAAGATTTTCAAAAAAGTTTACTCCGTAATAACGAAGAACATCAGCAGGAATAACATACTCACCCTCCGACAACATAGCAGGGATATCATCTCGTACTTCTTTAGCAAGAGACCCTGGAGGTATGTTGTTGCCAGATACTGGATCTTTGGTCATACCATCATCGGCAATACCACCGTATTCGAATAGTGACATTTGTTGTTTCATGCTCATGTTACCTACCTTGCCTCCTTCATTAAAACCTCTAAACTTACCTATTAATGCACTTAAATCTTTAGAGTATTGGTCTGGATCTTCCCCTTCAGGAACTATAATGTAATCCCCTTTTTCTAAAGCTTCTTCTAAAGCATTTTCTTTGTTTAATATTGCCTTACCATTTTTAATTCTTACTCTAGGTACTAAAATATTTTGTCCATTTAACTCATAGCTTTCTGTATGAGCTGCACCTTCTTCAGGATGTAAAGGGTTATTTTTGTTTATAGCTTCGAGAAACCATTCAATATTTATAGAGTTACCTAAAATATAATTTTCTCTCTCTGTAAACTTATCAGCCATTTACATGTTCCCTAAGAAGTAATAAGGATCTAAGCACACGTATTTCACCCTGAGCACGATACAGTTCTTCTACATCTGTAATCTGCTCAAGGCGTTTGTGTACTTTATCTATTCGGTTCATGATTTCTTCCAGAAAAGGATTATACAGTTCTGGATTATTTACAAAAGGTTTTATACTATTATTCACGACCAGTTTCATTGTACCTGTGGGCCAGTATTGCCTGAGAAGCCCTGTTCTCCTGGCTGAGGCGCAGTTCCTATTCCGATGTTACCACCCCCGCCACCTGCGGTATCCTGCACTCCTGGGGCTGCTCCTTGGCCCTGTGGGGCTTGTCCTTGTGGACCTGGTGCTCCTGGGGGTGGAGCTGGTGGTGGATTTTCTTGCTGGAACTTTTTTAAGATCTCAGCTTGGATTGCTGCTTGTGCCATGTTGTTGCCAACCTTATCAGGATCAAGATCCATAGACTTAGCAATCTCACGAACAATATAATCCATTTTGGCAAATGGT